GCTTCAGAAATGTGACCGCGCGTTCACCGTAGCCGAACGGATCAGGGATTGGGCTGGCGTCGTAAATCCACGCCGGGAAGGTGCTGGCCTTCTTGGTCAGGACGGATTCCGCCTGATCATGATCTATGAGGGCCAGCGCGTTCATGGTCTATCGGACGTTCAGGGGGTTATCGTCATCAGCCTGATCATCAGCACCGCTGCCAATACGTGACCGGCTGACCGGTGACAGGCCATATTCGCTGGCAAGCTGCCGCGCGGTCTGGGCTGCACGGTTTTGCACGCCGAAAAGCTTGGGGTCGATATCGCCAGAATTCAGGGCGCGGTTGGTCTCGATTTCACGCACAACGCCACGCATCAGGCAGTATTCTTCGATCCCGCCAAGGTCAGCTTTTGTGATGATCCTGTCTTTGATCAACCGCGGCATGATCCGCTTCCACTCTGCCGCGGCATAGATGCTGAAATACGCTGGCACTTGGGGTGCCTTGGTCAGTGCATCGGCTGATTTCATAGGCTGGGGCTTCACGCCGCGTAGATGCACACTCATGTTTCATCCACCGCGTTCACGCAGTGCAGTTCAATCGTCAGGCGATCCAGCGGCACGATCCGGGCGATCCGGTAGGTCTGACCGGCATGGGTCAAACGCAGATCGGTCGTGATCCAGTTGCACTTCCAAAGCCGAAAGACCTTGCGATCTTCGACACGCTCACTGCCGCCAAGGAATGCGTCGGTTGCCTCTTGGACCAGCTGCGCGCGCATCACCTGTTCGGGATACCATGTGACTGTCACCGCGCCGGATGGCTGCACGGTTTCCAGCTTGCTTTCGAACGTGATCTGTTCGGTCATTTTGCCTGCTTGGATCATCACATTCTCCACCGGATAACAGCTTCAAGGTCCAACACGCCGTGCGTGTAGGCAAGTTCAGGTTGTGGATCACGCAGCCAGATCATGCGCGGCTGGTCCAGTTCATCGATGGCAAAGCCGTCTTGTTCGTCCAGCATCGCAGCGATTGATCGACATACTGCAAAACCGATGGCCTTGGCCGTGTCCGCGCCGTCTTCGATTGCCCAGATGTGCAGGTCCAAACTGACGCGCGCCATATGCTGATCACCAGCGGCACGGCCAAGGTACTGCGTCGATGCACCGGCAAGGATGATGCACGGCTGTTTGTCTGGCCGCGTTGATCCCGCCCGGACGTTGGCAGGCTGCACCAGCGCGGTCACGGTCGTGTCTGCGATCAGGTGTTGCCGTACTGCCGTTTGAAAGGCCACTGAAGGTTCGATCATTTCACACCTGCATTTTTGATGGCCTTACCGATGGCACGCGCAATACGCCGCATCACTCTTGGCTTGGCCAGCCGGAAACCGGGGCGCATGAAGGGCTGCGCGTCATGGTGGACCGTGCCGAATTCCTGCATGTGGCCGGTGCGCACCTTTTCATTGCCGACAGTTACAAGGGCTTGGTTCGGTCCTGCCGTGCGTTTACCACCGCCCACGGCATAGGCTGGGGTAGTCTCGCCCGGTCCAGTGACCGCGATGGACGCTTGCAGATCACCTTCATCAACCGGCGCAAGGGCGCGCATGTTGTTGGCGATCTCATTGGTACCAAGAATAAGCGCTGGCCGTAGCTGGTCCAGCACCTCTTGCGGGATTGCCTTAAGACGCTTGGACAGGGCGGCTGATCCGTATTTACGCATGGCCGGTCACGCTTTCACGGTAGGGGCGCAACAGTTCGATCACACCGAAAGGAATCGAGGTCAGGCGCGCATCACTGACGCTCTCGCGCTGGCCGTACCAATAGGCGGCAAGCTGCAATGCAGCCTCTGTCAGTGAGGCTGGCAGGGGATCGTGATCGGCAAAGGGATTACCGACAAAGCTGCCAATCCACTCTTCGGCGACGGCCAGCTTGTGCGTCAACAGACCGTCATCCAGATCATGTTCGATGTTCAGTTGTGCCTTAAGCAGCGGCAGGGGCGTTGTAGTCATGTCATGCAGTCCAATCTGGAAAAGTTAAATTCGACATCTCTTGTGCGAGTGTCCCCCCGCCGGTCCCCAAAGGTGTGGCAAAGTTCAAGACCACCCCCCGGTTCATGATGCCCACCGTTGAGTGCGGTTCGATTGTCTGGCAGGTGTTGTAAGAATGCGTTCAGTTGACCAGTTCTGAGTGCGCCGACTTTTGATCACGCTCTTACCTAGGCCGGTACGTTCTGCCCATTGCTCCACCGTCAGTGTTTCGCCGTTGTAGGTTAGAGGGCGCGCATTGGCGCGGCTGGTGCGTCCGCCTGCCGATGGGAAAAGGTCTTCAACAGTTGGTGCAGCGGCGATCTGCTTTGACACTGCATCACGCACTGCAATGGGATCGAGGTTGGCCATGTGGCAGACCTGATTGAAGTCAGCATTGGGCGTGGTGATGTAGTTGCGCGCCTTGTGCGTGGCTTTGATCTTTGCAGCGCGGTTGCTACCAACTGTCGATCCGATGAGTGCATCGGTGACCGCAAGCAACAGCACTTCGCGCCAGAGGTCTGTATCACCACTCATGTTGTGATCTCATCGCAGTTTGTGTCGTGCATACGCAGAGACGAAAGTGAATGGCAGACTGGCAACCAGACCATATGAACAAAGGAGTCTGAATTATGGAAAACGACTGCGACTACGGCGTAAGTGTCTGCCCAACCTGCGGACAGACGGAAAGCTTGCACGGATTCAAGAAGGTACATGCCTATGATTTGTGGGTATGTGAGCGGTGCTACCGGGCAAACATCAATGGCTGGGGCATGCGTGAGGAACCACGAGTGTTGGCACACCTTGAGCGAAAGGGTTTGCCAATCCCGGAACGACAAGAGAACGGCTGGCTGCCAAGAGATGTCTATTAGTTGGTCGAGATAATCGACGACTAGAATTCCCGAACGGCTCATGACCGTTCCTGCCGTTGCTTGTGTCGGTTGTGACAAGGTGTGCAAAGGCTCTGCCAGTTGCTCTTATCCCAAAACAGTTGCTGGTCGCCTTTGTGGGCGATGATGTGGTCCACGGTATTGGCTATTGCGCCGCACATCTTGCAGCACGGGTTGAAGCCATTCCTTGCGCGCCTGTTCCCATTGGGCAGTGTAGCCGCGTTCACGTGCAGTTGGCCGGTTGGCGTCGTGGCGTTTGTTACGTGCGCGGATATCCTTGCGGACGCATGCGCATGTGGTGCCGTGGGGGATGACCTGGCCGCATCTGCATAGGTGTGGTGGGCGGCTCATCTGATCTTGTCTTTCAGGGCTTGCAGCGCTGTACGGTCAAAGTCTGGATCAAGGCCAGCGTCGATGTTTGCTTGGCGCTGTGCATCGTTCGTGCCGGTTGTTTGGGTGTCATCTGTGCCGCTACCGTGAACCGCTTTGAGCATGGCGATATGGCCGTCAAAGGCGCTGGTGATCTCTGTCAGGGTGGCATTCCATGCGGTTGCAGGTGGCCAGCCCAGCCAACCCGTCGCGATCTGGTAAAGGTCTGCATAAAGATCAGACCATGCGACGGGCTTGCCGGATGGGGCTTTCGCGGCCTCACCCTGTTGCTTTGTTGCGGCAACAGGGGTCATCAGCGCTGTGATCAAAACGAAAGCCGGGGCAGTCACCGCGTCACGGATGGATCGCAGTGGTGCGCCTTTAAATGCCCCTAGCAGCGGATCAACTGCTTGGGGGTCGGTTGCAGTGGCACGGATGATGGCTTGCACCGTGCTTGTGTCGAATTGCTGCAACCGGTTCAACAGGGCGGGAAAACCGCCCTGTGTTCTTTCAAGCTGGACAGCGGCGCGCAAGGATGGCCGGAGATAGACAGCGCTATCCCCGTAAACCACCTGAATGTCCTGCGCGCCGATATGCATGGCTTATACGGCCACGCGCAGTTTGATGAAGCGATCAGGGTGCGTAACGTCTGCACCTACGCGCTTGCGTGCATGGAAGCGCACTTGGCCGTTTGTTGCGAGGCTGTAAGGGTCACGCAGTGTGGTAAGGTTCACGCGGTCAATGATCCGGTAGCCCTGCATATCACCAAACAGAATTGGGCATGCGCCTGCGCCAATATCGTCCATGTCTGGCATTTCAACAATTGGCCGTCCAAGCAAGGTTGTCGGTGCGCCTGTACTGATTGGATCAAGGACCAGATAGCGGCCATTGCCGTCTTTCCATTCACGGATAAAACCCAAAGTGTTCCGATTCATCATCCAGACTGCGGATTGCGCATATGTCGTGGCGATCTTGTGGAACATCTTGATCAGAACGTCAGCCGGGTTGGCCGTTGGGAAGTTCGCGGCCACGCCTGTTTTCAGCTCTGCAATGCCTGTGTTGGTCATGATGCCGAAAGGTTGGCCAGTGCCGGTGCCTTTGACGAACGCCAGACCTTCGGCGCGTGCAAAGGACTCTGCAAAATCACCAAGCAGTTCGCCTTCGAGGTTGTAGGCGTTGTCTTCAAGCAGCGCATTGGACATGTCTGTGAACGTCGCCAGCTCGTGCGGTGTCATCGTGACCTGTTCAAAGGTCATGCCAGAAGCTGTGCGGTTGCCGATTTCGGTGGACCATGTAGCGGCTGTGCCAGTCACGCGGCGTGGATACGTGATGGACGGCGCGCTGATCATGATCACTTTGGCGTAAGACCGGATAGGGCTGAATTCGGTCAACAGCTTGATCAGTTCGTTGCCAAACTCTTGCGGTGCGAGGAAGCCTGCGCTGGCGTCATTGGCGACGGTCAGGGCTTTCACTTCATCGGCAGAGATACGTTCAACGCCACGGCGCAAGAAGTTGCCGAACGCCTTTGCTTCTACGTTGTCAGCGCCGGTGACATGGACGCCTTGGGGCCGGTTGGCCTTGGCTTCCATCTTGTCCAAGCGTGCTTTTACTTCTTCAAACGCTTTCGTGTCTGCCGCCGGGGCGTCGTTTGCAGGGACAGCCTTGGCGATTTCAGCCGCGACAAGTGCTGCGATTTCTTCGGGGTTCATAGAGGTTCCTTTCAAGGGATTTTGGGTGGTGTCATCGGACTTCAGGGACGTGATCTGTGCGCCCGGATGACACGGGACGGCCACGATACTGATCTCGTGCAGGTCAGCGCCGGAGATGTTCCGGCCCTTTGCACGGGGTGTGGATTTGGTGGTGACAAAGCCGATAGATAGGCCGGAAACGGCACCAGCTTTGACCATTGCGCGGACTTCTTTGGCGCGCGCGATATCGTTGGATAGGATCCGGCCTTTGACGGTCAGACCGGCATCGCTTTCGATGATCTGATCCCATGCGCCGATGACTTGGGTCTGGTCGTGACCAAACAGCATGGGCAGTGTCTTGGGCATACTGAACGCGCCCTTTGCGATCACATCGCCAACGCGGTCAGGGGTGCCGAATGGCCACGCAATTCCGGTGATCTCACCTTCATCCGTGACCGTGATATCGGCTTTGATTTCAAGACGGGTGGTCATGCTGGTGCGCTTTCTGTTTTGGAAGGGGTGCCGTTCCAGCGCGCATCAAGGATATCCAGTGCGACGGGGAAGGTTTCGGACATGGGCCGGTTGACCGCGTAGGTGTCGGTCAGGGTCTTGGCTTGCTGGGGGTTCATGCCGCCACCAATCAGGCCAAGCCGGATGATGTTTGTAAGGTCCGCCGCGCTGAATTGCATGGCCACGGCGCGCTGATACAGTGCGCCGATGCCAACACCTGTCAGGCGTTCAAGTTCTGCGATCATATCGTCTGTCAGTTTGAAGGTGTGTTCAGCGTCACCAAAGAAGCCGGTGTGGTGGATGTTCATGCTGCGTCTGCCTCTGGTGCAGGGTCAGCCATTTCCGAAACTGTTTCGGTTTTGCCGGATGTTGTGAACGGGTTGGTCAGTTCGTTGCCGTCTGGCAGTGCTGGCAGGTTCAGACCGGCGCGAACGTCATTGGCCGTCATCACACCGGATGCACGATATTGCGAATAAGCGGTTGCCTTGGCTGCGTGATCGGCAGACAGCAGATCATCCACCACGAATTCGATATAGAAGGCGGCGCGCTGTTCAGGTGTGAACAGGACGCGCGCATAAGCCCATTCCCAAGCCGATAGCCACGGCTTCAAGGTCAGGGTGTAAAACTGCCGCATCATCTGTTCGCTGTTGGACCAAGTACCGCGTGTCAGTTCAAAGAGCATGGTTGGCGGCACTCGGAACACACGGGCGATTTCGCGAATTTGCTCAAGGCGGTTCTCTGCGAATTGGGCATCTGCCAGTGTCATCGATAGCTGATCGTAGGTCATGCCTTCGTCCAGAATGGCAGTGCCACCAGCACTGCGTCCGGAATGGGTATTGAACCAAGACGCCGCGATCTTTTTCTTGGCTTCAACATCAAGGATTTTGTCAGACTTAATGATGCCGGACGGGCGAGCGCCATTGGCGAACAGGCTGGCAATGTGCTGTTCAAATGCAAGCGACAAGGCGATGGCTTCGCGGCCAAGCGTGATCGGGGAAACGCCACCAAAGGGGCGAATGTGCAGGATATCGCGGTAGGTGTAGCGGACTGGACCTTGGGCGGTCTGGACCGTGTAGAAGGGTTCACCGTCCGGTGCGTATTCGGTCTTCACGGATGCGGGGTCCAGCCGGTGCAGTTCAAAGGGGGTATCGTCAGACAGGCGGGTGACAAGCGCGTAACCGTTACCGGTCATCACCGCATCAATCGTCAGGTCTTCACGTAGCTGGCCAGCGCTGGTCCACTCGTTCGCTTCATCATGGATCAGGCGATAGGCGGCTTGTTCCTTGGCCGCTTCTTTGGTCTCGGTCAGGTGGACCTTGGCGGGCATTGCGCCGATTGTTTCGCTGATCAGGGCCGTTGCACATGCTACGGCAGGGACGCGCATGGCGCTATTTGCTGAAACCTCAATGCCGGTCGCGGTTGGCACTGCACCAAACAGTTCGAATGCCGCCGGATCAGTCAGACTGACAGGGGCGGCTTTAGTTTCGGTCTTTCCGAACAGGCGGTCTATGATGGTCATTTGGGTTCCAGATCACAATGTGTGACTTATATATCACACTATTCCAGACCTGTGAATCCATAAAATGCATTACACAATGCTTTACATTCCGTTATACACGGATTTCATAAAATGTATGTATATCAGTAAATTAAGTGATTATTAGATATGCGGTGACGGACTGTCTGTCCGCCACTTCCCCGATATAACTCTGAGTGTTTAGTGTCGTGCGACCATGGTTTGCACGAGCAGTCGATCAATCCCTGCAAACACCAAGAAGGTTACCGCAATCAGTTCGGCACCGTCTTCCACAACTGTTGCAACGAGATCGCGCATATACGACTGGGCTGTGTACGCCGACAGGAACCCATGGGCCACATCCAGAGCTGCGCCAAAAAAGGCCAGCATGAAAATGGCCCACATAAAGTTTAGGAAGGTTAATCTGTTACTCTTTTTCAGTGGCCCATAGGCGCCAAAAAGCAACGAGAATATAATCACCGCCATCAAGACATAAACGAAGGGTTCACCGCGGTCTTGGACATCCATCTGCGTGAAAGGGCCGAAATCTAGATAGGGTCCAATAAGAAGGCCAAGCCGATCGTGGAGTTCGGCTGCGTCATCAAGCAGAAGGATCAGCAGTATGAATGAAAGCAACAAGTAGCCTGTGTTTCGGGTGTCACGGAAAACCGCATAAAACAGCGCGAGTGCGAAGCCGTATTTGGAATATCCCCAGACACTTGCGAGGCTATATTCGCTATTGAAATACAGAAATTGGTGGATTTGAATATCGTAGATTTCAAACAGCCCCACACTGATGATGTAGAGCCCGATGAATAACGCATCAGCGAGAAGGAGCACCGTCATAACCCTGACCGATGCCAATCCTCCGCCATTCTGACGGAGATCACTACCAGGTAGGAAGTCTCTTAGTTCACGCTGCATGTCGT